GGTCAATGACATGCTTGGGTTTTAGGTTGTATCCTAGTTCTGCGAACCCTTCTAGCCAACCCATGCCGTATCTCAAAACGTAGAGTATTGCGGTGAGGACTGGGACGGTGTTTCCGTTGGTGGTCCAGTCGACACCGGTGGCCATTGCTAGCATGATCTTGATAGCTTTGAGAGACATGTACCCTTTGTTATCTTGGCGGGGCGTGTCGTTGAATGGATAAGGTGTGTGTGCGATACCACTGTGGCCTTTCTTGGGTTCTCCAGGTTGATAGCCAGAAGCAGACCATTGAGCGACGAGGACTCGGTGGAGGATGCTCATAGGGTGGTCATACATGCAGTCTCCGTTAAGAGTATCGGACACGTGTGGTGACCCGGATCCTCCCGGTAGATCGCGTGGGACGCCCATCTTCTCGAGATAACGCTCTCCTAGGTCTATGAGACTAGCGTAAGTTTGGGTGGCGTCACATTTGGAGAGATCGCCTGCGTTCAACCCTTGTAGATGGAAGGGGATGTCTGGTTCATCTTCAATGTGAACGAGGAAGTCATCTCCATTCACGGCGATGAAGCTACCGCCGTTGGCCATCTCGCTAAGGGCTCCTTGTTTCCCACTGCCGAACACGATCTGGACGTGGACGATCTTGTGGCGGCCGTCTCGAGTGGCCACCTCGATGGGAAAATCGGAGCCCGTTATGAACGCTCCTTCTGGTCCGGTGAAAGCTTGAGTGACTGCTTTCGACCAGGGAGCCATCGCGACGTGAGCGGGTATGGGTACGACGAATATAGAACGGGGGGCTAAGGTATGCCTCGTGCCGTTCGCTGAGTGAGGGCCAAAGGCTTGAGCCTTAGCCGGTGCGGTTTCGTTCGTCTTAGCCATAATGACGTTGCGCCATTCGACATCAATGCCGGCTTCCATATCCGCACGAGCTCGGAAGAAATTATCGCGTTTGGAAGCGTCGAATCCCTTCGTGCACTCTTCTATGGAGAGTTCGTGGTGGATCTCGACGCTTTCTAGAAGCGGTAAGAGAAGATCTCCCGCGAGTTTCCAATTTTTGGCTCGTTCTTCTTCCGAGATGTGGTGGATGTGAGTGTCTCGAACCAGTCTCAGGCTGGCGAAGAGAGCTGAATAACCGTACGGATCGTTTGCCATTTGGTACATGAGAGAGCTGGTAGTCACAATCGGCCATAAGACGGAATTGCTAGGATTCGCGCGGTCGTATTCCTTAGCAAGCTCATACATGCGAAGTAAGCCTTCTTGGAGACCGTACTCGTATCCGTCGATGTGCAATTTGGTCATGGTGCCTATGTGTTCAGGCACGGCAGAAGGGAGGGGGATAGCGGCGTGCATGCGGGTCCCTAGAGGAAGTTCCTCATATCCGGAGACGCCGAGCCAATGAGTTCCCCCCATTCCGCAATAACCTAGTGATCGTTCTGCTACTCTCTCGTTGAACCATGGAGTCGCCTTGATGCTCAAATCGTGTGCGTGGTTCAACACGCTGGCTCTCCAGCTGACTGGAGCGCGGCGCCCAACGTAGAGCGTAGGGTCGACGACACCTTTCTCCACGAGCTCGTGAAGAGGTCTGGTAGGCACCTCTGGAAATCCGACGACTCCGTGCGCGAGGTTGATCTCGCGGTGTTCCTCGCGTTTTCTCTGTTGGACGAGGTTCCACGCCAAGTGAGCTCCCGCTACGAGGAGGCGACACACTGGTCCTTGGTAGGCGAGTGCCGTCATAGCCATCTGAACAACGATTATAGTAGCTGGAGTGTCCGAAGTAATGGCGTCGACTAAGCTTAAAACAGGGCCGACGGGCGTCAAGCGAAG